ATATAATGGTTGATCCCCTAAAAGAATTGAATAAAGCTCTTGGGGTTGCTAGTAATGTTCAGACATTACAAAAGGAACCTTGGAACTCTAAAGAATATACTGAAGTTTTACCAACCGTAGTTGAAAACAACACTGAAGAATATGATGATATTGAAAAAGATTATCGTCTTCAAAGAGATACTTTTCATACTTTGGTAGAGAAGGGTTCAACTGCAATTGATGGAATACTTGAGCTTGCAAAAGAAGGTGAGCATCCAAGGGGATATGAGGTTGCTGGAAATCTTATTAAACAGGTAGCAGAAGTTGCAGAAAAACTTGGTGATCTTCAAGAAAAAATGAAGAGACTTAAAGAAGTACCAAACACTGCTCCTAAAAATGTTACGAATGCATTATTCGTAGGTTCTACTGCTGAATTACAAAAAATGTTAAAAGGTAAATCTGATGGTTGATGCTACTTATCTTGGTAATCCGAATCTTAAAAAAGCAAACGTACAACAATCTTGGACAAAAAAACAACTTCAAGAATATACTCTTTGTATGGAAGACCCAATATATTTTATACAGAACTATGTAAAAATTATTTCTCTTGATGAAGGCCTAGTACCATTTGATATGTATTCTTTTCAAAAAGAAATGGTTGGTACATTTCATAGTAATCGTTTTACTATCTGTAAACTACCTAGACAGTCTGGTAAATCTACTGTTATGGTATCTTATCTATTACACTATGCTCTATTTAATCCAAGTGTTAATATTGCTATACTTGCAAACAAAGCTGCAACCGCAAGAGATTTATTAAGTAGATTACAACTTGCATATGAACATTTACCTAAGTGGTTACAACAAGGAGTTATGTCATGGAACAAAGGAAGTTTAGAACTTGAAAATGGTAGTAAAATATTGGCGTCTTCTACTTCAGCTAGTGCGGTTCGTGGTGGTTCTTATAATATTATATTTCTTGATGAGTTTGCGTATGTACCCAGTAATGTAGCTGAACAATTCTTTAGTTCTGTTTACCCCACAATATCATCTGGTAAAACCACAAAAGTCATGATAGTATCAACTCCTCATGGTATGAATATGTTCTATAAGATATGGACAGATGCAGAAGAAAAACGAAATACATACGTTCCTATTGAGGTTCATTGGAGTGAAATTCCAGGCCGTGATGAAAAATGGAAAAAAGAAACTATTTCAAATACTAGTGAACAACAATTTAACACAGAATTTGAGTGTGAGTTTCTTGGTTCTATCAATACTCTTATAACTGCAAAGAAACTTAAAGTAATACCATACAGAGAACCTAAACAATCAAACGCAGGCCTTGATGTACATATTTCACCACAACAGGGACATACGTATGTAATTACTGCTGACGTTGCTCGAGGAACACAAAATGATTATTCTGCATTTATTGTAGTTGATGTAACAGAAATGCCTTACAGGGTAGTTTCAAAATATAGAGACAATGAAATAAAACCTCTTCTATTTCCAGCAAAAATTTATGAAGTTGCTCGTGCATACAACCAAGCATTTGTTCTTGTTGAAGTAAATGATATTGGTGAACAAGTTGCAAACACTTTACAGTTTGACTTGGAGTATGACAACCTTATAATGGCATCCATGCGTGGACGGTCAGGACAGGTACTAGGAGGGGGGTTCAGCGGTGGAAAAGCGCAATTGGGAGTTAGAACTACTAAGGCTGTTAAAAGAATAGGATGTTCTAATCTCAAACAATTAATTGAAGATGATAAACTTATAGTAGAAGATTTAGATATTATTAGTGAATTATCCACATTTATTGTAAAGGGTTCTTCATATGAAGCTGATGATGGATGTAATGATGATCTAGTTGCTTGCTTGTTTATATTTGCGTGGGTAACAGATCAACAATATTTTAAAGAATTAACAGATAGTGATGTACGTATGACTATGATGAGAGAACAACAAAATGCATTAGAACAAGATATGGCTCCTTTTGGTTTTGTTATTAATGGTTTAGAAGATGAAAATATAGGAAATATGGTAGATGAGTATGGCACAAAGTGGGCTGCAGTAGTGAGAGATTATGGATCAGATTGGTGATGCTATATAAATTCTAATAAATCATTATCATTTTTAATCCAACAATTAGAACATAATATAATACTTTCATCAATAAGTAAAAATATTTCTTTTCTACTCTTAGGATTAGTACCCACTCGTTTTGTTATTTTTCTTATTTCTGAATCGTGGGGATAGTATTTTAAACACACAGTTTCACTTTCACCACAATGTTTACAAGATTTATTAGCTAAATTTTCATTTAACAAAATAATTCTTTTACGATAGTTTCTACGAGCTACCTTTTTAATTGTGTCTTTATACTTTTCGTAGTGTGCATTTACCATATTATTATTTATATGTTATAACACTTATAAAAACAGTTTTTCTAATATTGTTTTCTTATAAATATCTGTAATAAACAAAAACCAACTCTTAAAGATAAGGAGTACAATTTATGTCTTTTCTAGTTTCTCCTGGCGTTCATGTCAAAGAGATTGATTTAACTAATGTTGTTCCAGCAGTTGACACCACAATTGGTGCAATTGCAGGCCCATTCCAAAAGGGCCCTGTGTCTTCAATAGTTACAGTCACCTCTGAAGCTGATCTCCTTAATAACTTCGGCAAACCTAATGCAGATAATTTCGAATTTTGGTTTACCGCTTCTAACTTTCTAAAATATAGTAACACTCTAAAAATTGTTCGTGCAGAATCTGCCATACTTAATGCTGGTGAATCTAGTGGTATATTAGTTCGTGATAACGATCATTATCTCACTTCATTCTTTTCAACTACAGGTGATGGACAAAACACTACTAACGATTGGCTTTCACGTTCTGCTGGTGTTTTAGGTAACTCAGTTGGTGTTGAAGTTTGTCCTACTGCACAATCATACAGTCAAGACTTGGGTTCAAACAACCTAGTAAACGGTGCTGGAGCTATTGGTGATAAAACGATTACAGTCGATGATGCTGATGAAGCAGGGTTTGCTTTCCAAGTTGGAGACATGATCAAGTTTCATGAAGCTTTTAGTGTCACAAAAGTCGTTGCTGGTGCTGTTACTGCTTCCATTAACCTTACAGTTGATGGTGGTTCTGGTACGGTTGCAGTAGGTCATCGTGTTATCGGTGATGGTATTACTGAGATAGTTAAAGTTAAAACAGTTACTTCAGCAACAGTCTTTGTTTTAGACAAACCTATTACAGTTGCAGACAATGTTGTTTTAGCATTTTCAGATTACGCTTCTATAGAATCTGGTAATACTCAATACGAAGTTACTTCTATTAGTGGTGAAGTATTAAGTATTCGTTTAAAGGATGACCCAGATGAAGGTGGATTGCAAACTATTATTCCAGATAATGCTTTAATCACAAGACGTTGGAGATATGCTGATTTATTTGACGCACCTCCTACCCAATCTGATTTTAATAAACAAAATGGTCGTGGTACTGGTGATGAATTACACGTTGTTGTTTTTGATACAACTGGAGACATTACTGGTTTTGATGTAGATGTTGCTGGTCAAAGAGTAAACTCTGTCATAGAAACTTATGCTAACCTATCAAAAAATCCAGCTGCTAAAGGGCCTCAAGGAGATAGTATCTATTATCCAACAGTATTTTTTAACCAATCTGCATTTGTATATTGGGGTGATCATATTGCTGCTGGTACTAACTGGGGTACTGATACTGCAACTGCATATACATCAGTAATTCCTATTACTACTGTTTCTTTAACAGGTGGAACAGATGATTATGCTGTTACTGCTGGTGAATTAGAACTTGCTTATGATAAGTTTGCTGATGCTGAATCAGTGGATGTAAATTTAGTTCTTGGTGGGCCAAGTTCTGGTGTTACCGACACTGCTGCTGGACAAGATACTCATGTAACAATGATTACTTCTCTTGTAGAAGGCCGTAAAGATTGTGTTGGATTTGTTTCGCCATTCCGTTCTGCAACGGTTGGTATTGCAAACACAACTACACAAACAGAAAATGTAACTTCTGCATTTGAGTTATGCCCATCATCTTCTTATATGGTTTTTGATAGCAGTTACAAATATATTTACGACAAATATTCAGATGTATATCGTTTTGTTCCTTTGAATGGGGATATTGCTGGTCTTTGTGCTAACACTGATGGTGTTGCTGATCCTTGGTTCTCTCCTGCTGGATTTAATCGTGGAAATGTTCGTGGATGTATTAAATTGTCTTATAACCCAAGTGCGGGTGAAAGAGATCAATTATATCGCTTTAGAGTTAATCCTGTTGTTAACTTCCCAGGCCAAGGTGTGGTTCTGTTTGGTGACAAGACTGCTCTATCAAAACCAAGTGCATTTGATCGTATCAATGTTCGTAGATTGTTCTTGGTTCTTGAAAAAGCAATCGCAACTGCATCTAAGTTTCAACTATTTGAGTTTAATGATGAATTTACAAGAGCTCAATTCCGTAACTTAGTAGAACCTTTCTTGAGGGATGTTCAAGGTCGCCGTGGTATCACTGACTTTAAGGT